GCGAACTGGCCCGCCGCGGGGAGGCCATCGGGGACCTGATCGTGCGCGCCCTCGATCTCCTGATCGACGCCCGCGAGAAAGAGGTGATACCGGAGGGCGCCGGTGAGCGCCGGGCTCGGGGCCGTGAACGTGATGCGCTGCCGGCCCCCGGCACCCGTCGTCACGGTGTGCACGGGGCCCACCTGTGTCCAGACGCTCGCGGTGTGATCGAAGACGGCCCACCGATAGCTGTACGTGCCCGCGAGCACGCGGGTCGTTGTGTCGTCGGTGAGCGTTGTTGCCTGGCCCGTGTCGGTGAGGCTCGCGAGCGGCACCAAGTCGGTGGCGCTGCCGCCGAGCGGGATCTCCTTGATCGGGTCGACGTCGCTCCCGACGTACAGGGTATCGGCGACGACGGCCGCCCCATAGCGATTGTCGGTGCCCGCGGCACGCGCCGCCCGCGTCCCCGAAAAGATGCCGTTCGTCACCGGGGTGAAGACGGCATCGTTGACCGACACGTACACTTGATCGGCCGCGACGGCGTAGAGGTAGCGCGTGCCGTTGCTCGCCGTCGCGTAGACGAGGGGATCGCAGCGCCCCGGTTGCGTGAGCCGCAACCACGCGAGGCTCCCGCGCCGCTTGCTCAAGACATAGGTGAGGTCGGGTACCCAGTTCTCGGCGTGCACGAGAAAGCCCGGCGGGACGAACGCGGGATCCATCGCGAGCATGGTCCCCTGAAAGCGGCGGACGGGGAGCGGCATCTCGCGGTCAGGAGCGCCCGGCATGTCTCTAGTCGCCTCGGAACGGCCGCCCGAAGACGAGCGGATCTAAGGGAATGTCAGCGCGTTGCGAGCGCAGCGGCGCGGCGCCGCGGCGGATCGTCGCCAGTAGGTTATCCCGGATGCCGGCCTCCTGGAGCGCACGGGCGTCGCGCTCGTGCTCGAGCGCAAACGTGTAGACCGCCTGCACGAGGTAGTTATGGTAGGGAAACACGGGAATATCGGCGGGCTCGTCGGCGGGGAGCGGCTCGGGCGGGAGCCGCTTGTAGCGCAGCAGCACGTCAATGCGCCGGCCCGTCGGGTCGGGTGCCACGGTGGCGGTGGTATCGCTGCGGGAGACGGCCCAATACGTGGGCACCCCGTGCCCCGTCCCCGGTGCGGGGGCGCACGCGGCGAGTTGCTCGGGGGCGACCTCCACCGCAAAGCAATTCGCCTGCGCGCCGCCGTCCACCGCGATGATCTGAAACGCGTGGTCGTCTTGCGCCGTGACGAAGTCGGCGGGGAGATCGACCGTTGGCCCCGTGAGCACGAGCGGGGCGGTGACGTAGAGAAATGGCCAGTCGGCGAGCGTGTAGAGCTCAAAGAGATGCTGGGCGAGAAAGTCGGCGGCGTCGGCGTCGAGCGCGCGGTTGCCCGCGCGGTTCAACGCGAGGTCACGGATTTTCTGCCGCGTGTACCGCCCCGGCGGGATCGTCGGCACGGATTGCGTCCTCCTCCGCGGGCGGGCTCTCTAGGCCAACTTCGCGGCGGAGCTGTGCCACCGCGGCGGCATAGACCTGGCGTTGCCGTTCTTCAAAATGGCCGCCGGCCTCGAGCACGGCGGCGTTGTTCGCGAGCATCCGTTGCCGCACCGCGACGCCGATGCACGCGAGCCGGTCCTCGAGCTCCGCGGGCGTGTCAGCGGTAAAGGCAATGGTCACGTGCTCGCCCTCGCCCGTCACCTTGACGAGCTGGCCCGAATACGTCGGCACGGGGGGGCCGATGCGGGCGGCGGGTCCCTTGACCATCATGCGCGTTGAATCGCCCGTGCGCGCTCGGCCAGCGGGGAGTCGAGATCGAGAAACCCCCCACCGCCCTTATCGTCCAGCCGGGCGGCCTCGACGACCCGGGCACGGTGCACGAGCTCGAGCACCGTGCGCGCCTCGCATTCCCAGACTTCCATCGTGCCGAAGTAGACGCGCTCGTTAATGCGCACAAAGACCTTGTTCGGGAGCATCGGCACGTCGATGGTGACGCGCGTGCACCCCCCGTGCACTTGGTGGTGCTTGGCGCGCCGGAGGACCGTCGTAATCTGGCGCGTGAACCGCTTGGAGCCCTCGTCGTCGTATTGCACAGCATCGCGCCACGCTTGGTTCAGGCGGACCACGATCTCGGGCGTCAAGGATAAACGGCCGTCCTGGACGGCGGCCAAGAGCTCCTCGCCCTCGAGCGCGGCGAGATCCTCGGCGTCGTCCTCGACCGCCACTGCCTCGGGCGTGTCGGGGAGCGGCGTCGTGCGGGGGCGCCCGGGCCCCCGCTTCACGATCGGATCAGGAGAAGGCACTCTGACACTCAAAGCGCCGGAAGAAGTCCGTATTGAGGATGCAGGTCTTTGTCATGAACTTGAAGCCGGCCTTGCGGCGCTGCTTCAACGGATCCGAGTCGCTTGCGGTGGCCGGCGTCAAGGTCGTCTCGACGCGGGCGCCGAGTGCGGGCACCGCAAACGCGCTTTTCCCGAAGATGTAGCCGACGTGTACGGCGCCGGTCGCCGGCGGGTCGGCGCCGGCGGGGGCCCCCGTGGCGGAGTACCCGACCGAGGTGGCGGCCGCGGCGCTCGTGACGGCCTTGGCGACCACGCCGACGTACTGCGCGCCGACGGGCTTCAGCACGGTGGTCTGATAGGTCGGGATCGTGCCGCCCTCGGCGCTCACGTAGACGTTGTACCGGCCCTCGGGGGCGGTCGCCGTGATGGTGAACGCGACCGTGTAGGCCGAGGCGTTGGTCACCGTCGCCGTGGCGATCGGTCGCATATCGAGCCCGGTAATGGGGTCGGCGAGGGCGACGACCACCTTGAGGCTCGAGCCCGCGGTGAAGCCCGTCTCGCCCGTGCCCGCGGCCTGGTTCGTTGCCGAGGCACCGCCGGCGCCGGTCGCGAGAATCGAGATGATCGGGAGGAGGTTCGAGCGCTTCCACCGCACGCCGCGCCACCGGCCGATCTCGGCATTCATCAGCGCCGTCGTCTCGGCGTACTGGTGCGAGAGGACGAAGGTCTGATCCTTGGCCAAGTCTTGCTCGGTGTAGGGATCGACGACGCCCGCGTACATGGCGCCGGGGAAGGTCGGCGCGCCGAGCTGCCGCAAGGTGGCGACGATGCCTGACACAAAGTCGGTCGTCGCCACGTCGCCCGCGACCAGCGTGGTGCGCGAGGTCTTGCCGCCCGGATAGACCACTTGCCCGGCGCCCATGAGCACCTTTTGGATCTCGCGGTCTTGGAGCTCGGCGGAGGCGTTCCCGAGCCGGTCCTTGGCCGCAGTGAGCGCGGGATGTTTTGTCGTCATGAGGGCGACGTCAGTCAGCGAGACGACCATGCCCCACTGTTCTAAGAGCGCGGTCACCTTGTTGACGACGAGCGCCGTGCTATCGGGCGTGATGCCTTCCGAGAGCGGCGCGCCCGGGAGCGGGAGGCGCTCATAGCGCTGCGCGGAGTAGTTCTTGCCCTCACCGTCCGGCATATTCGGCAAGTCGCCGATGTCCTGAAACACGGTCAGCTTCTCGGCGATGGCGAGGAGCTCGTCCTGCAGCCAGAGCGGGGCGAGATCGTTCGCAAGCGTCGTCGAGGTCGAGAGCCCCGGATCACTGTAGTTATAGGTACTACCGGGCATGGCGGCCTCCTCTTAGATCGTGGCGCCCTCGAGCGCCTTCCGTTTCTCCTCGAGCGACATGCGCGAAAACTCCTCGCGCGTGAGCGGCGTGCGGGGGCCCTTCGTTGGCTCCGGGCCAGCTTTCTGGGCGCTCGCCCCGCCCTCGGTGACGGCCCCGCCGGCGGCGGCGGCACGGTGGGCTTGGTCGGCGCTGCGGGTACGGGCGCGCTCGTCCACGAGCTTATCGACGTAGGCGGGATCATCCATCCGACGTGCCTTTACGAGCGCAACGGCTTGCTTGCGCGTGATCACTTGGCCGCGCTGGCGGAACTCGCCCCGCACGCGGTCCGCTTCCTCGGCTTGCGTTTCGTACTGCGGGACTTCCTGGCGGGCTTGCACCAAATCGACCGTATCGGCCATGCCTTCAATGCCGACCAAGAGCGGCGCCGCGAGCTCTTGCATGAAGGCCGCGAAGATGGGCGCGTGACTTTGCACGGCGTCCTCGTTCCACTCCCCGCCGAGCGTCGCCGCGATACGTTGCGCGGCATCACGCGGGAGGCGGACCAGCGGCGGCGGCCCTGACTGCGTCGGCACGGGCTGCGGGGCAAGGAGGCGGAGCGTGTCGCGGAGCGCCTCGTTATCCGCGCGCGAACGCGCGAAGTCCGCCTCGAGCTTCGCGAAGCGCGCATTGACGTCGACCTCGGGGGATCCCTCGGGCGCCGGCGCCTCGGGCGCGCCGGCGGCGCCGGGGGCGGGTGCGGCCGGAGTGAGCTCGTCAGGTGGCATGGCTATGGCACCGGGAGCTCGTCGCTCGGGTCGCTCCACCAATCGCGGCGCGGCCCGGGAGTGCTCACGTGGGCGGCCTCGGCGGTGGCGCGTGCCTCGGCCCGGCGGGCGAGCGCGGCCAAGGCGAGCGACTTGACGAA